CACCAACCCCGACACGTACACAGTTCTCATGGACGGTCGCAAAGCGAATCTGGTTATTACCGACCCGCCCTACAATGTGAACTACGAAGGTTCAGCAGGAAAAATCAAGAACGACAACATGACACAGGATAAGTTCTACGAATTTCTCCTGGCCGCATTTCAGAATATGTACTCCTGCATGGCAGATGACGCATCTATCTATGTGTTTCATGCCGATACAGAGGGTCTAAATTTCCGCAGGGCATTTGCCGATGCGGGTTTTTATTTATCCGGGTGCTGTATCTGGAAAAAGCAGTCGCTGGTACTTGGCCGCTCTCCGTACCAGTGGCAGCATGAGCCCGTGTTGTACGGTTGGAAGAAAAACGGCAAGCACCAGTGGTACACCGGGCGTAAGGAAACCACCATCTGGGAGTTCGATAAGCCCAAGAAGAACGGTGACCATCCTACCATGAAGCCGATCCCACTTCTGGCGTATCCCATTGGCAATTCCAGCATGGCGAACTCGGTGGTACTCGACCCCTTCGGTGGTTCCGGTTCTACGCTGATTGCCTGTGAACAGACCGACCGCATCTGCTGTACCATCGAGCTGGATGAAAAGTTCTGCGATGTCATCGTCAACCGCTATATTGAGCAGGTTGGCAAAAGCGATGATGTTACTGTCCTTCGTGACGGTAAGACCTACAAATACAAGGAGGTCGCAAATGGAACTGAATAAGAAACTGACCCTCGGAAGCCTGTTTGACGGCTCCGGGGGTTTTCCTTTGGGCGGCTTACTCTCCGGCATCACTCCTGTGTGGGCATCGGAGATTGAGCCGTTTCCCATTCGTGTGACCACGAAGCGTTTGCCGTTCATGAAGCATTACGGAGATGTTTCCAAAATGCACGGCGGCGAAATCGAGCCGGTGGACATCGTCACCTTCGGCTCACCATGTCAGGACATGAGCGTGGCGGGAAAACGAGCGGGTTTGGACGGCTCACGCTCAAATCTATTTTATGAAGCCATCCGAATCGTGAAAGAAATGAGGTGTGCAACCAATGGTGAAAAGCCGAGATACATCGTCTGGGAAAATGTCCCCGGTGCATTCTCAAGTAACAAGGGGCAAGACTTCCGCAGTGTCCTCGAAGCAGTCTGCAGCATCAAGCAAGTTGATGCGGTCAAAGATACAGACCAGACTATCCCTGAACCTCCGAAAGGACGATGGGATTATGCGGGAGGCATCTTGGGAGACGGTTACTCTGTTGCCTGGAGAACCCTCGATGCTCAATTTTGGGGAGTTCCCCAGAGAAGGCGCAGAATCTTCCTTGTCGCAGATTTTGCAGGTGGGAGTGCCGAGCAAATACTATTTGAGTACGAAGGCTTGTCAGGGTATTCTCCGCAGAGCTTCTGCTCGTGGCAAAGAACTGCCGGAGGTGCTAAAGAAAGCACTCATGCGGCAGGCTATGACGGATACAACGGCTATTTGACAGATGATATCGTACTGAACGACCAAGGCGGCAATCGTATGGATATAACCGAAGATGTCACAGCAACCCTTCGAGCCGAAGCACACCATCCACCTTGCGTGATGGAGTCGGCCGGCTTCTGCACGGAGCATTCCGCAAAGAGCCGTACCATTGGCTATGAGAAAGAGATGTCACCAACCCTTCGTGCCGGTGTAGTGCCTGCGGCGGTGGCACTGGAAAACCACCCAACCGACAGTCGCATCAAGGTATCCGAGGATGGCAAGGTGCAGACGCTGACTTCTCGCATGGGAACAGGCGGAAACAATGTACCTCTGCTTCTGAAGATTCGCTCCGGTTGTGAGGGTGGCGGCAAGGGTCCTCTGATTCAGGAAGATGTATCTGCTACGCTGTCCTGCAACAATGACCAAACCTTATTTGCTCCCTGTGCATGGGATGGCAGTCAAACATCTCCCACGCTTACCGCAAACAATGCCGGTGGCAGTCAGCGGATGCCGGACAAGGACAACTTCAACTGTGTTTTGGAAGCCTATGGCATCTGCTCCAAGGACTCCAATTCCATGAAATCCGATAATCCTAACAGTGGATTTTATAAGGCAGACACCACAAGAACGCTGGACGGAAACGGCGGTAATCCGACCTGCAACCAGGGCGGCATTGCTGTTGTAGAAGCCTATGTACTGCAAGGTTCTATGATTGGCCGCAAGGACGAAAACGGTCCGCAGGGTGATGGCATCAACGAAGATGTTTCATTTACCCTTAATGCAACCGACCGTCATGCCGTGTATGCCATGACCACAGGCTCCTATATGCAGACTACAGAGAATCAATCTCCTACTTTGATGGCAAGGGATTACAAAGATCCCACCGCCGTTGCTTACGGTATCGGCAGAGATGCTATGAATCAAGGAAAGAACGCACAATTCGCTCCTTCGGTATCTGAAGAGGTTCAACCAACCCTCGTTGCCAAAGGGTGCGGGTGTCCAGCGGACACCTCTGCTGAAAGCAGAAGCACCGACCGAGCTGGCAAGCGAGACCCGGGAGCAGTTGCTAAAGCAGAACCGGAATACACGGTACGCAGATTAACTCCCACCGAATGTGCAAGGCTACAAGGATTTCCCGATTGGTGGTGTGATAATCTTGGCGTTGATAATCCCTCTTACGGTGATATCGACTTTTGGACTGAGGTTTTTGAAACGCATCGAACTGTCATGGGAACATCCTCGAAACCAAAAACTCAGGCACAGATAATGAAGTGGCTTAAGAATCCGTATTCCGATGCCGCAGAATATAAGATGTGGGGTAACGGCGTGGCTCTGCCGTGCGTTTGCTTCGTGCTTTCGGGCATTGTGTGGTCTGACAATAAAGCCGACAATTAACACTCCAAATGTTTGTGTAGTATATGTTGCCGTCAGGACTGGCTATATTCCACACTTGACGGTAATATGTGACTACCAAATTCAAAGGAGGACATATTTATGACGATTCAATTTGTTGTACCCGGAAAGAAGCGCAAAGAGTTGGCACAAGCCATTGCCTCTTGGCTTGACTGCGAGATTTGTTACAAAGGCGCCCCTACCTTCGCATACGAGGTTGATTATTTCACCATCGACAAAACGGGTAATCTTATCTTTGATGACAGCGCCGACAGCGAGGTTATTGAGCGACTTTTAGAACACCTTTACGATGACGGCTTTGAGTTCGTTTCTGCCGACACAGCCCAAGCGAAAGCCTCTGTGGGGCTTACAGTGACGATTCCGATCGACAAAGTAAATGTTTCAAACCTCAAAAATCTCTTAGACGCCAAGGGAACGCTTATCAAACACGCCCTTGACATTGAGACACTCCCAATCGAGGTCACAGAAGAGACGATAAAGTTTCCTTGGTTTGCTGAATTGCCGGATGCGGATACGATTAAAGCGGTATCCCATTTCATCACTGCTCTCTGTGAAATGAGCAAGGAGCAAAAACGCATCAGCGGGGTAGCGAAAGAAGTCGACAACGAAAAGTATGCATTCAGGTGCTTTCTCCTTCGCCTTGGATTTATCGGGAATGAGTATAAGTCTGAACGCAAGATATTGCTTCGCAATTTAAACGGCTCATCAGCATTCAAAAGTAGCCCAAACAAGGAGGCGCTGACCGATGAGATTTCCGAATAAAGAAACGGTCGAAGCTGTTCGCAGACAGGTTCCAATCGGCTGTCGTGTTGAGCTTGTTCATATGGATGATATACAGGCTCCGCCCACAGGCACAAAAGGAACCGTGATCGGCGTTGACGATACTGCAAGTATCCTTGTGAAATGGGACAACGGCTGTGGATTAAATGTGGTTTACGGAGTGGATGTCTGCCACCGGATTTGACGGTGTATATCTGCCGTAATGTACACAATTTCAAGGTCAAAACATTGTGTAGTTTATTATCCCTAAATGACTGGATATATCCTCGAAGTGACGGTAATATGTCACTACAAAAAGAAAAACACACCGAAAGCGGAGGATTACACAATGAACGAAAAGACCAGAAATCAAATCACAGAGATGAAAAAGCAGACCATCGGCGTTGAGGTTGAAATGAACAACATTACCCGCCAGAAAGCCGCCAAGATTGCCGCCGACTTCTTTGGCACAAACCGATTCGAGGATACGGCACATCGCAACGGATACTGCACTTGGTCGGCTTGGGGCACTGACGGCAGAGAGTGGAAATTCCAAAAGGATGTCAGTATCAGCGGACCGGACGATCAGAAATGCGAACTGGTTACGCCAATCCTCCGCTACGAGGACATAGAAACCTTGCAGGAGCTCATCCGCAGGCTTCGCCACGCAGGGGCAAAGAGCGATGCCTCCAGAGGTTGCGGAGTCCACATTCACATCGGTGCAAACGGGCACTCAGCACAGACCCTTCGCAACCTTGCCAACATCATGGCAAGCCACGAAGAACTGCTGAGTGATGCACTTGCACTTGACAGAGGACGCATCAACCGCTATTGTCAAACCGTAGACCCAGGTTTCCTGCGGATGGTAAACAAAAGAAAGCCAAAGAGCATGGCGCAACTTGCAGACATTTGGTATACAATCCAAGGCGAGAATTACGGCAGAAACCACCATTACAACGGTAGTCGCTACCATATGCTTAATCTACACGCCACATTCACCAAAGGTACAGTTGAGTTTCGTCTATTTCAATTCGATGCTCCTTCGGAAGGTAAGAAAAACGGACTTCATGCCGGACAGCTCAAGAGCTACATTCAACTTTGCCTGGCACTTTCCCAGATGGCAAAAACGGTGAAAACCGCAAGCCCCAAGCCCCAGCAAAATGAAAACCCCAAATACGCAATGCGGACTTGGCTTCTTCGCCTGGGATTCATCGGCGATGAGTTTGAAACCGCAAGAAACCTCCTAACAAAACGCCTTGATGGAGACGCATCCTTCAGACACGGCAGAGCCGCTTGAAGGATGCAGTCCAGAGACCCACGCTCCTGACCGCTTCGGCGGTCTTAAGCTGGTAGAAGGCAAAGTGTGAAAGGAGATTTTTTTATGGAAAAACGTTATTACATTGCCTACGGCTCAAACCTCAACATCAACCAGATGAAGTATCGTTGTCCGGCTGCACGAATCATCGGAACATCTAAGCTGAAAGATTGTCATCTCCTCTTCAAAGGAAGTAAGACAGGCTCATATCTGACCATTGAGCCACAAAAAGGAAGCATTGTCCCTGTTGCTGTATGGGAGGTCACGGCGGATGATGAAATAAGGCTCGACCGATATGAAGGATACCCTCACTTTTACTACAAAGCAGATCTTGCAATTTCCGTCAAAGGTATTCGAACAGGAAAAATCCGTAATCGGACAGCATTTGTTTATATCATGCGTGAGGACAGACCTATCGGCATTCCCTCAAAACAGTATGTGGAAGTTTGTGCAGAAGGCTATCAGGACTTTGGATTTGATTTGAATCCACTGCTTGAAGCAGTCAATTACAGTTTATCGGAGGTAGGACAATGAAAGTAGAAAATGAGAGACAGCTCCATATCTGTCCGAAGTGTGGAAAGCCCTATTCCGGGCATCCGGCACTTTCTCGGACGGACAACGAAACCCACATTTGCCCGGACTGCGGTACCCGTGAAGCCTTGGAAAGCATTGGGGTGTCGGAGAACGAGCAGAATGATATCCTTGCTACCATCCACCGTCACACTGAGGGACGATAAAACGCCGTAAAATACACAGTTTCAGCCCCTCATCATTGTGTAGTTTATTTTCGATAAATGACTGGATATAGTGTGCTTTTAGAGTTAATATGTCACTACCGAAAGGGAAAACAGCACGAAAACGGAGGACATGATTATGTGGAAGGAAGGAAGCATTCGGGTTTGCGGAGAGATTTTTCATTACTGGATGAAGCAGTACGACAAGGGTTCCGAGTATGGCATTGACGGCGGCCGCATCTCCAAGCTGATGCTCAAGCGTGACGACAAGGTCGTCTACAACTACGACAGAGGTGAGGATGTTGCCCCGGTGGATAAAGCCACTGAGTTCGCCCTGGAAATTCTCCTGCACAGCGAAAACCACTAAACAAAATACGCTTCAGGAGCATGAGCCGGAAGGCTCTGTTCCTCTCTACAGCCATCAGGCTGTATTTTTTATACCCTTTTCAAGGAGGTGACCGCATATGAGAAAGCTGAAAATATATAAGCCTACAAAATTTAAGGCAAAAGATTCACACTACGATAAAGATGCCGCCGATTATGCGGTAGGCTTCATTGAATGCCTTTGCCATACCAAAGGCACATGGGCAGGTAAACCATTCGAGCTGATTGACTGGCAGGAACAGATCATTCGTGATGTGTTCGGGACTATCAAGCCCAACGGATACCGTCAGTTCAATACCGCCTATATTGAGATTCCCAAGAAGCAAGGCAAATCGGAACTCGCCGCCGCAGTCGCTCTTTTGCTGACCTGTGGTGACGGCGAGGAACGTGCTGAGGTGTATGGCTGTGCAGCTGACCGCAACCAGGCGAAGATTGTATTCGATGTGGCTGTAGATA